CACGAAAGTGCGTTTTTCTGTGTTCTTACTTAAATCTGGAGATTATTATGCTTACTGAATCGAACATTGCACTCTATCACTCGTTGGTGGAGGATATCGTTGGGAAACGACTCCTGACCTTACCATCGTTGAAGGAGGGCGATGATCAAAATTGTTGGATTAATAAATCTCTTAATGAGCTTCTTCCAGCAGATGCATACTTGCGTACACTTACAGACGATGAACAGGATGTAATCGATCGTATTATGGCCCATCAGGCCGTAGCCGCATCGATCAGCATGCCCGATATCTATGTAGAGTGGACCGCTAAGGAATTGCACTGCTTCTTTGACATCAATAATCTAATTGCGATCGAATCCACGTACGCCTACAAAATAGGTACGTATTTGGCTCAGATCAACTATTGGACGGATGGCAAAGACGCTCGTCAGATTCAATTGGACGCGCAATTGGTTGACAATCCATGAGTTCAGGAAATCAAGTTTCCGACAATATGCAAAACGTTGCGTTGCAAGGTTTTACTGGGCTGTATAGCCAAGTCGGAGACTATTGGTCGAAATCCTGGTCAGGTAATGATTGGGATCCTGTAACTCGTGAAAGAGTGGAGCACTACTATGATATGACTCATAGTGAATATTCAGTCGGTCTTGTTTTTGGACACCGAGATAAAATATTTGGTGGCACGAATGATGATATTATTTCGTGGCCATTAAATAGTTTTACCGGTTTCGCCCTACCCGAAGATCCTTGGTCATCTAACGATGATTTGAAGATTTTAACGGCTCTAGGTAACAAGGCTCGGGCAAATGATTTCAATGGAGCAAATTTCATTGGAGAAATTCATCAACCAATAAAGATGATTTCAAGTTTGGCCGAGGACGCTGCTGCATTGCTTTACGGTTTACGTAAAGGTCAATTTAAGCAAGCAAAGCAACTTGCTGCTGATATTCGTGATTTCGGTTGGAAAACAACCGAAGCTCGAAAGAAGCTGCGAAATGCTATGAATATTCGTTCTGGTAAACAGTTCGTGCGAGACCTCAAAGATAACTTAATATCCGAAGAAGCCATGGCCGAACGTGTTTTATTAGTGCAGTACGGGATAAAACCTTTGCTGGCTGATATGCACGATGGAGCACAGGCAATCGCTAGGGTAGCGAGTGACAAATACTTTGACCAAGGTCTTTCACAGTGGATTAAAGTTAGACGTACTGTTAAAGTTAACAGTGTTGATACGTCTAGTTATAATAATGTTCTGAATCAGAAATTGATTCGTAAAGAACTTATTAGGGCTCGATTAATCTCGAGACCATCCACTTTGACACTTTTACATGTCAACGATCCCCTTTCTGCATTGTGGGAAACGACTGCTTGGAGCTTTGTTGTCGATTGGGTAATACCGATCGGAACGTGGCTTTCTGCACTCGATACCATTAATAGCTTCGAATGGGGTGAATGTTGGCGGACCAGGTACGTGATCAAGCAGGTACAGCTAGGGATTTTCAACAGTCAGACCGTGAATTCTGGGGTAACCCAGTGGCCTGATCCGTTTCCCTATTACAAAACTGTCACCGTTAGACGCGAACCATTTGGAATTAACAGTTCTACCTACATCCCTCCAGTTCCCACATATAAATCGGGAATTGTGCCAGAACACTGGCTTAATGGGATTAGTTTGTTGGTAGGTGCTAAGACCAATATTGCAAAAACACTCAGACATTGATTAGGGGGTCTGAAAACCCTTCGGTGTCTTCTTTTAACATACTATATCGAGAAAAATTATGGCTTCTATTGCAGATGTCTACGTGGTGGCTTATGATAATGTCACCAATCGCGTCTTTACACCAAAAATCGTTCGTCAGGGTATTGCTCAATGGCGTGAAACAAGTAAGCCCGTTTTAGAGGCTGCTGTACTCACGCTGTCGGACTTACCCGTCAAGAAAGGTTCTGGTGCTATTAGAAAGCGTATTGGGTTTTATCAACCCATCATGGAAACTCCGGCCAACGCCAATTCCTCTGGATATCAGGCTGGCCCTAAGGTTGCGTTTCCAATCTCTTGGAATATTGATTGGACTACGCATGCCAGAGCCAGTGAAGCTCAAAATAACGAAGCGAAGAAAGCACTTCTCGAAATCTGTACCTTTAGTGGTACTCGGGCAGTGTTTAACGACGCTATAGTTAAAGATATTATGCCAGTCTGATCGACTAGCTTTTATCTAGGCTTCATTTATTACTTCTATATATTTATCTCCTTAACAAAGAGGGTTTAAAAATGTCTAAACAACATAAAGAAAAGAAAGTAAAACCTATTATTCCACGGGGTTACTATGGTCTCTATAAAAGAAACGAAAGCAACGGGTTCACAAAAGCCCTTGGCCTTTATTTCGCGGTTAATAGTGGAAAATTTTCGTCGGAGCTTACAAAGCTCGTTTACAACGACGATTATTCTGCTTTACTCGCTTTCAATATCGACTATAACTCTTATTCTTCTGATGATCTCACGGATCTGCGTTTTGCCAGACAGTGTCTTAGCTTATATAGTAAGAACGCTGATCTCAAAATTCGAGATGTGAATCCAAAGCGTAATTGTTTAATGTCGTTTGTTGAGACTGAACTTAAGTGTCGCCAAACCAATTTACGCCTGTACAACTATATTGAGACTAAACAAGATTTGTTTAGCGTAGAGTCCGATTTAACGGTACTTTTACGGAAAATCTCTCAAATTCTTGGACAGGCACCTAAAATTGGGGATGGGACATTTTCGTTCGGTCCGGGATCAGCCGTTATTGCCGGTAACCAAAGTATAAAAACTATGCGTGAAAAGTTACATTCACGCCCAGTTTGTAGTTCCTCGCTGTACATGTCAAGTGTAATTAACGATGTAATTGAGTCGTTACCATTATACTTTACTATCCATCATGTAAATGATATTACGATAGCGGACGGCAAGTATGGCCAGGTAGCCAAGAACGCATTAACCGAACGTACGATTGAAACACAGCCCTTATTAAATCTTCCGATTCAAAAGGAAGTTGGGTCTGCTATTCGATCACGATTAGCTCTTTTTGGGTGTGATTTAAACACTCAGAATAAAAATCAGTCTTTGGCCTTACTCGGGTCAGAAACTGGAGCAATCGTTACTGTTGATGTTCGAAATGCGAGTAACACTGTCGCCATTATGGCGGTGTACGTTCTGTTATATTTTTGTCCTGATTGGTTTGACCTCCTTTGGTCACTTCGATCACCGACAATACAGATTCATGGACACCGTTATTCATTAGAAACGTTTTCCACTATGGGAAATGGTTATACTTTTGAATTGGAATCGCTAATATTTTTTGCGATTGCCTTGATGGTCACTGAAAAAGTAAACGGTGATGTATCATTAGTTAGTGTATATGGAGACGATATTATCGTACCCATTGAAGCTGCTGATGAATTACTTTCTGCTCTGAGCTTCTTCGGATTTACCGTTAATAGTTCAAAAAGCTATTTTGACGGTCCATTCCGGGAAAGCTGCGGAAAAGATTACTTCCTTGGTGAAAATATTCGACCTTTTTATTGTAAAGATAGATGGACTGACGCACGAATTGTGGCTTTGTTAAACCACGATTTTCGTCACTACCAACTGATCGGACCAGAGTTTCGACAATGGATCATAGAACAACTTGATCCAGTTAATCGTCTTTTTGGTCCCGATGGATTGGGTGACGGTTTCATCGTTGAAAGCGAAAGCTTTTTACGTGAGACTGTTCCTTGCCTATCTGAGCAGCAACATTTTGTTGATTGGCCGGACTCTGGACTAGATCCTTTCTGGTATAGTAATATGCCACGAAAAAAACGGGATCTGTTCAATAAGTCGTCAAAAAGCGGTTATTTTATCTACTCTATATCAAAAACTCCTATGGAGGATTATGGTCGATTGCGGATAGATGGACACTTTTGCGAAGATTTTCGCACCAATCAGTTGTACCCTGCATACATTTGTGCGCAGGGTCATGTCTCCACTAATTATGTCCATTGGAAAACTTCTGTTCTTAGGAACGGAGACCGATGGATATATAGACCGATGTATCGTATTGAATCACGAGATCATGAAATTCATGAATTTCCTGAACACGATCCTTACATCGTTCGTGGTGGTTGGCGTGAAAAGAAGTCGAAAATCTACATCCTATCCCTTTGACTCTTGTTAAAGGCCACCTCATGAGATATGGTTTTGGTGCATTATACAGTATTCTGTAACATGCACAGTACTCCCTAACTCGTATGTGAGAATGGAAAAATCGCCGTAACCGGCGTGGCAGGGCTCCCGACGGTGGAGACCGAAGGAAAGC